TTCTTGCTGCTCTAAGACATGTGAGACTGATATATCTGAAGATGTAAAATTCCTTCAGAAAAGATATAAAGGTAAAAAACTTAAAGCCGATATGGATGCATTTCAAATTTGCACAATCGATATCGAAGTCGCCGGAGAAAAAGAATTCCCTAAAGCCGACGAAGCAAAATATCCAATAAACTTAATATCTGTTCACTACTCTAAAGACGATCAAGTCTATACATTTGGTAACAAACCATATACTGGTGATAGTCCACTTGTAAAAAATTATCATTATTGTGCAGACGAAACCACTCTTATTGAAAGATTTGTTAAACACTTTAGGAGAAAAAAAGTTGATATTTTGACTGGATGGAATTGTATGGGTTTCGATGTTCCTTATATTATCAATCGTTGTAAAAACTTAAAAATCGAAACAAGTCTTTCACCAATTAATATTATTAGAGAAAGAACTAATAGTGGATATCATATAGACGGTGGTGGTTATACTATCGCTGGTATTTCTGTACTTGATGGATTGGAATTATATAAGAATTTTGTTTACACCAAAAGAGAAAGATACTCATTACAATTCATTGGAGAATTCGAGTGTGGTGAAGGTAAAAAAGATCTTGAAGGAACTGTTAATGATGAATGGAAACATAATTGGAATAACTTTGTAGAATATAATATCCAAGACGTTTTACTTACAAAAAAGATCGAAGACAAGAAGAAACATATTCAACTTACTGTGGATTTCTGCTATCAAGCATTAATACCATTCGAAAGAATATTTTCATCAATTAGTCTTGTTACCGGTTATATGTTAAATTATCTCCACCAAAAGAACATTGTACTTCCTGATAGAGTTCATTCAGAAAAGAATAAAAAGTTTCCTGGTGCTTATGTTATGGCAAATCCTGGTTTCTATGAATGGATAGTATCATTTGATGTCGCGTCAATGTACCCACACATGATAAAGCAGTATAATATTAGTCCAGAAACTCTTGTATTGAATCCTGAGAACCCAGAAGATTATTACAGATGTCCATTGTCAAAATGGAAGACTTGGGAAACGATGGATGGTGATGTGGAATATGGTGGAATTTATTATAGGAAAGATAAAGTTGGAGTTTTCGCACAACTTGTTAGTGATATTTACGATGAAAGAAAAATATTAAAACAAAAGGGTTTTATTGCAGAGTCACTTGAGAAAAATCTTCCTATCAATAATACTAAGAAAGAATTAATAGAACATGTTAAAGCTGATGGTGAGACATCTGAATATTATCATTCACAACAGTTGATTAGAAAGATTCTTATTAACTCAATGTATGGAGTTCTCGGTAATCCTTATTTTAACTTCTTTAATATTAATAATGCGATTGCAGTAACATTAAGTGGGCAAGAGTTGATTCGTTATTTGTCAAACAATATTAATGATTATTTGAAGAAAAACTGGCATAAATTAGGACCAAAATTATTTCCTGATTATAAAGGTGAATGGAATCAGTTAGAGAAAGATGCCATAATTTTAATTGATACCGATTCGAATTATGTTTGTTTAGATGAAATTGTAAAGAATATGGGACTTGATGAAGAGTTTTCTAAGGACAGACAGAAATTTTTAGATTGGGTTTCCTATTTGGAGAAAGAATTTTTTAAACCGTTTTTTGAAAAGATTCTTGGAATTTACGCAAAAAAATATGGTGTTCCTCAGATGATAGATTTCAAGAGAGAAAAAATCATTACTCAGAAATTCATTTTGGCGAAGAAGAAATATGCTGATCAAGTCATTGCGGATGAAGATACAGTTGCTCATAAAGACGGGACTCTGTTTACTGAAAAACCAAAAATTTCTATTACAGGAATTGAGGTTGTAAGAACAGATACTCCAAAATTTAGTCGTGATAGGATTATGGGTGTTATTGAAAAGATCTTTGAAGTTCAAGGAAAAGATAGAGACGCCGTTATGAAAAAACTTAGATCAATTCATGAAGAGTTTTTAAAAGCACATCCTTCTGATATTGCTAATCCGACTGGAATTAAAGATTATCAAAAATATGCCGAACCAGTTGAAAAATACATTGCTAATAGACAAATAAATTATCCTAAACATTTGCCTATTCATGTTCGAGCTGCAATGAATTATAATTATATTTTAGCAAAGCATAAATTACCATTAATGCCTGTTAATAATGGTACAAAAATGAAGTATATATTTGTTGCTAAAAATAAAAATGAGTTACATCAAAATGTCGTTGGTTTTATAAACAATTGGCCAGAGGAATTCGAAGATAAGTTTGTTGTCGATATGGAAGAACAATGGCAGAAGGTTTTTGAAAAAGCAATTCAACGATTTTTCAATGTTCTTGGTTGGGGAAACATAGAAATCGAAGAGAATACTTTGACAGATTTTATTCAGTTTTAGATTGACAAAACTTATAGAATATGGTATAATTAGAATGATTATTTCCATATAAATTAGGAGGTTCCATGATATCGATTTATGACATAGTTATGAAAGATAAAGAAACTAAAAATAGTCCTGCATTATCATCATATCTTTATGGAGAGGATGATCCGGTTGAATTCCTTTCGACAAATATAATATCACTTAATTTACTTTTTAGTGGGAAGGTTGATGGTGGAATCCCTATCGGAAGACTCTCAATGATTTCCGCACCGTCAATGCTTGGAAAGTCTTTCATCGCATACGGACTTGTTAAAAACGCACAAAAAAAAGGAATGCAGGTTTGTATTATAGATACGGAACGAGCATTCAGTTATAGTTTTGCACAGGCAATTGGTATTGATATTACTCCACAGAAACTCGTAGTTCTTCAAGAAAACAGTATAGAAGATGTAATGGGAATTATAGCAACCATTTCTGAAAGTGTCCCAAAAGAAGAAAGAAAAAATATTTTCTTTGTGGTTGATAGTTGGGGAGCACTTGTTACATCAAAAACAATGGATAATGCTTCAGTAGGAAATGATAAAGCAGACTTTACAATCCCCAAAAAGAAAAATAATCTTGCAAACATTATGATTAATACAAGAGCAACTTTCTTTGTTGTTAATCATGTCTATGATAATGTTGGTGGTATGGGAGATACTTTAATGATTCCTGGTGGGAGAAAGATTGTTTTTAACTGTGATACAATTGTTTTAGGAAGAAGTCGTGCTAAAGAAAAGAAATCAGCTTCCAACCCAGAAATTGTGGGGCATATTATTACTGCCGAGACTTACAAGTCAAGATTCTCTAAAGAAAAATCAAAACTTCAATTTAGAATTAAAGTTAATGGTGGACTTGATATTTTCTTTGGAATTCTTGACGATGCGTTAGAAGGTGGGTTTGTTGAAACCGGAAGAATACTCGATGAGAAAGAAACTAAAAAGAAAGGAACTGAAGTCTGGAAAAATAAACCAGGAACTTATATGAGGACTCATATAGAAAACGATGATCCGACAAAAGAAATTTACAACTCAGCTTTTTGGTTACCAATTTTTAAAGATACCGATTTTAAAAAATATCTCGAAAAGACTTATTCTCATAATAACGAATTTGATATTTCTAATGATGAAGAAGCTTTAAATAGTATAACTTCAAAAAAGGAAAATAAATGACGACTGCAATATTTTTTGAAAAAGTTTTAATAAAGTTTTTATTCACAAATGAGAAAATTAGGGATCGTACGGTCCCTTTTCTTAAGCCTGAAATATTTGAGGATCATAAAAATCTTCAAATTATGAAAACGGCAATTAGTATGAATGAAAAATTTGAAAATTTTCCATCGATTCCAGAAATGAAATTAGAACTAAGTAACGAAGAAGTTTATAATAGATTGACTGAAATTATGGATATGGATATCTCCGAATATCAATCTGAATTTTTAATAGAAGAAATTGAAGAGTTCATTAGAAATAAATTAATTCATAATGTAAATGTTGAAATAGCAATGAATCTTAACAATTCCGATGCTGATAAATTAAAACAAACTCCGGATTTGTTAAGAGAAGCAATTTCTTTTAGTTTTGATACTAAAGTAGGATTAGATTTTCTTGAAGAAAAAGATAGACTTTTCGATCATCTTCACAATAAAGATAGAGTTGTTAAAACATCTATTGATCAATTTAATACTTATATTGAAGGTGGTTTTCATGAAAAGTCTTTGACATTATTCATGGCAGAAACCAATCTTGGTAAATCACTTATCATGGCATCGTTAGCAGTGGATTGTATTCTTAGAAATAAAAATGTTTTATATGTTACTTGTGAGATGTCAGAAAATAAAATTTCTGAAAGAATGATGGCTAACATGTTTGATATTTCTACCGATGATTTGAAACTTCTTACGAAATCAAAATTTGATGAAAAGTTTGAATCGTTGAACAAACAAGTTAAAAAGAAAATGGTTGTTAAAGAATATCCTCCAAGATCTGTTAATACAAATCATCTTAGAAATTTAATGAAAGAACTTAAGGTAAGAAAGAAGTTTGTTCCTGATATTATTTTTATTGATTATATTGGTATTATGAATCCAGTCCATAAAAATAAAGGTGATAATACATATCTTGAAATTAAAAGAATTTCTGAAGAAGTAAGAGCTCTTGCAGTTGAAATGTCAATCCCAATTGTTTCTGCTGTTCAAACTAATCGAGGTGGTTTCGGTGATTCGGAAATCGATTTAACTTCCATATCAGATTCTATTGGAACAGCTGCGACTGCTGACATTATTATTGGTGTTACGCAATCCCAAGAAATGAGAAACGCAGGAAAGTTTACTTGGTTAATTCTTAAAAATAGATATGGATTAAATAAAAGAGTTATGTCTGTAGCAGTCGATTATTATAAAATGAGAGTCTATGAAGATCTGGAATCTACTACAAGAGATATGGCAAAATCTATTACAAAAGATCCACCACATCCAAAAGACTTTGATAATAAAATAAAAAATATTATAAAAGAAACTACGAAAGTAATTAATAAAGATACTACTGATAAGTTTAATAAAACCATTGAATATGAATAAGGAGAAATAATGTCAAAACATAAGATTTCGATTGTTGATATGGATAAAATTAATGAAAGAGTCAACGAACAAGAATTAGTTGACGAAATATTAAAAAAAGAGTTCTTTGAATGGATGGAAAAAAATGGATTTCCTTTAAACGATATTAAACAATTGTTCGATAGTAATAAAATAAGTTCAACCGAACAAAATAAATTTAACGAAACCATTAAAAAACTTAA